TCTGTCACCCGTGCTGGGGGCGGTGGAGGCGGTGGAATACAAGGCGCTGGAACTGCGTCTGGTGGTGGTGGCGCTGGTTCTTTTGGACAACCAAGCACACAAACCAAAGGAACCAATGGAACTGCTAATACTGGTGGTGGAGGTGGAGGCGGCTCTGATTATCTAAGTTCTCCAGTAACGCAAGCGTCAGGCGGCTCCGGTGTCGTTATAATCAAAATCCCATCTACGCACTATGCCTCATTCTCATCTGGTGTAACTTCAACTTTATCTACTGCGGTTGCTGGATACAACGTATACACAGTAACGGCTACATCTACTACTAGCGAGACTGTTACTTTTGTTGCTGGCGCACCTGTTAGCGATTTGCTAGTGGTGGCTGGAGGCGGAGGTGGTGGTAATGCACAACCAAACTCACTTACTGCCGCTGGTGGTGGCGGTGCTGGTGGATACCGAACTAGCACCACTCAAAGTATTACTTTTGGAATTGCATACACTGTCACAGTAGGTGCTGGTGGTAATGGAGCAACTTCTTCTGGAGCAGCAGGAAGTAGTGGTTCTAATTCTGTATTTAATACAATTACTTCTGCTGGCGGTGGTGGTGGTGGTGGCGCTTTGGCTGGTGTTGGTGGCGCTGGTGGTTCTGGGGGTGGTGGTACTGGCGCCGCTAATGGAGGTTCTGGAAATACTCCATCTACCGTCCCCTCACAAGGTAATAATGGCGGTTCTGGAAACACATCTCCTCCATATAACGGTTCTGGGGGAGGTGGTTCTGGTGGCGTTGGGTCAAATGGTGGTAGTAGCACTGGTAATGGTGGTACTGGCACATCTAATTCCATAACAGGAAGTGCGTTATCTTATTCTGGTGGTGGAGGTGGTGCTGCTGGTGGAAGCGGTGGAACAGGAGGAACTGCTGGCTCCGGAGGTTCTAGTGTAGGCGGTGCAGGTGCAGCAGAAAATAGCGCATCTGCCGGTGGAAATGGAACTGCAAACCGTGGCGGTGGTGGTGGCGGTGGTTCTACAAATGATTCTTCAAATGGCGGCAACGGCGGCTCTGGCATTGTCATCATTAAAGTACCTAACAACGTAGGCGCATCATTCTCCAGCGGCGTGACATCCAGCCTGACCACATCTGGCGGGTTCAACATCTACTCTGTAACTGCGACCAGTACGACAAGCGAGACTGTGACGTTTGTGCGTGAGTTTACTGCTGATTACTTAGTGGTTGCTGGTGGAGGTGGTGGTGGTGGACGTTATGGTGCTGGTGGTGGCGGCGCTGGCGGCTATCGTGAATTAACTTCTCAATCGCTATCTGTTGGAACCGCTTATACAGTTACTGTTGGTGCTGGTGGTAGTGGTGGGGCAACTAGCGGCACATCAAAAGGTTCTAGCGGTTCTAATTCTGTATTTAGCAGTATTACTTCAGCGGGCGGTGGCGGTGGTGGTGGGTATCAAACCGCAACTCCAACTCAGGGTGATGGGGCTTCTGGTGGTTCTGGCGGTGGCGGTGGTGGTAATGACACCACAACTGTTAGAACCGGTGGGTCTGGAAATACTCCATCTACTTCACCAAGCCAAGGTAACAATGGTGGAAATGGTGGTGCTGGTTCTGGAGGTTATTACTCTGGTGGCGGTGGTGGCGGTGCAAATGCTGCTGGAGCAACTGGCGCTTGGGCAAGCGGAAATACGGCGGTTGGTGGCAATGGTGGAAACGGTACTGCATCATCAATCACAGGTTCTTCCGTTACCCGTGCAGGTGGTGGTGGTGGCTCTGCATGGGACTCTAGTGCTACCAGAGGAACGGGCGGTACAGGAGGTGGTGGTAATGGTGGCGGCTCTGGGTCAAGTTCTGGAACCGCTGGAACCGCTAATACCGGTGGAGGTGGTGGTGGCTCTGGAGGAAATACGACCGGCGCAAACGGCGGCTCCGGTGTCGTCATCATCAAGATTCCAGAAGCCCGCACGGCTACATTTTCAGGCGGTGTAACGCAATCCTCCACAACATCTGGCGGCTATAAGATTTACACCGTGACTGCTACTTCAACCACATCAGAAACAGTAACTTTTAGTTAAGGAGATTTAATTGGCACACTTTGCAAAACTCGACGAGAACAATGTCGTCACTTTTGTCACCGTAGGGCGGCAAGAGGATGACGGTAAAGAAGCAGACCTCTGCGCTCGCACAGGCGATGTCTATAAGCAGACTTCGTACAACACCCACGGCGGCGTACACGCATTAGGTGGAACGCCTCTGCGTAAGAACTACGCTGGTATCGGGTACACCTACGATGCGGGTCGGGATGCTTTCATCCCTCCCAAGCCCTACCCTTCCTGGCTGCTGAACGAAGACACCTGCCTGTGGGATGCGCCTGTTGCATACCCAAATGACGGCAAGCGTTATTCATGGGATGAGGCTACAACTTCGTGGGTTGAAGTTGAAGGGGTTGCTGCGTGAAACTTATCAAACTAACTAACGCCGCCAAGGGCCGCATCGGTGAGGGTCTAATCCTGAACACAGACCTGATTGCATCGTTTTTTGAGCATAAACAAGAAGACGGCACAGAGGTTCGTGTAGCGTTTGGTATGAACGGCAACAACTGGGAAGTCTCGGAAAGCATGGATGAGATTATGGAAAAGATTGAGGCATAACCATGTCAACAATCGTCGAAGTTAAAGGCCAACTTGACACCCATGAGGCCGTCTGTGCTGAACGCTATCTTGGGATAAACGCTAGACTTAAGCGCTTGGAGCAAATCCTAATCGGCTCCGCTGGTTGCATAATTGTCCTACTGCTAAGCCTAGTCGTTAAATGACCACCATCGCTGCCAGAGCGTCTACGGGAGAAATTGCCGCAGATTCGATGGTCAGCGGCGATGACTCCTTCTACCTCGTAGAGAAACTCCGTAAGGGACAAGAGAGTATCTACGGGGGTTGCGGAGATTGGGATAAACTATTAAAGTTCTACAATTCGTTGGAGTCTGGGGCAGACCTAGACTCGGATACGGATGTGACCGTTCTCGAACTCAGAAGTGATGGCATTTGGATTTACGAGAGTACCATCATTCCTGCGAAGATAAAGAACGACTTTTGGGCAATTGGAACTGGGGCAAACTTTGCTATCGCTGCCATGCACTTAGGTTTGAATCCGGCAGAAGCAGTAAAGCTGGCGTGTCTGTATGACACATCCTCCCACGAGCCAATTGACGTAATGTCTCTAAGCGGGAGGAAACGTGGTAGCACTAAAAAAGGCATCGGACGAGGAACTAATAGCGGCGTTTAAGACCTACGGCAGTCCACAGAAGGTAGCGCAGGTTCTAGGCATAGACGTAGGTACGGTTTACCGAAGGCGGGCGGCACTAAAAGATGTATCCCTGCCATCCTTTGCCGCAAGACAGCACAGCATCGCCAACACATATATCCCCGATAACCGTAGGGTTATCTCACACACCGTAGACAACGGTCATGTCTTTATAGCCTCCGACTGCCACTACTGGCCTGGCGAGGAAACCGTAGCGCACAAGGCGTTTGTTTCCCTGCTGACCGAATTTAAGCCCAAGACCATCATCCTAAACGGGGATGTGTTTGACGGGGCTAGAATCAGCCGCCACGCCGCCCTCATGGGGACTAACCCCCCTACCCCCAAGCAAGAGATAGAAGCCTGCCAAGACCGTCTACACGAGATTGCAAACGCCTCTAAGAACGCTACTAAGTTATGGACGTACGGTAATCACGATTGTCGTTTGTTCTCATATATCGCAACGCACGCAGACGCGCTGATGGAGTTTTCTGACCTGTTTTCGTACTTTCCAGGTTGGCATACGGGATGGCGGGTGGATGTAAACAACTCTGTTGTAATTAAGCATCGGTGGCACAACGGGCAACACGCGACATATAACAACGCCTTGAAGTCTGGCAGAAGTATCGTCACAGGACACCTGCATAAACTGATGGTGACCCCGTGGACAGACTACAATGGGCGCAGATACGGCGTAGATACAGGAACGCTTGCGGAGCCAGGTGGCGACCAATTTGTGTATGTAGAAGAAAATCCTGTGAACTGGTGTTCGGGGTTCTGCGTTCTGACATTTAAGAATGGTATGTTATTACCACCAGAGTTATGCGAAGTAATAAACGGCGTGGCTTACTTTCGAGGAGAGAAAGTGGGATAAATGAGTGATTTAGTAGCCTCGGCAAAGAGTGCCGCGCAGGGAATAAAAAGCGCGATAGCCGCAGGGAAAGAGATTGAAGCAGTAGTCAACGATATTCAAAAACTTGGGGTCGCAGAACTCCAAGCCAAGCAACAGTTCCAAAAAAAGCAACGGGTAGTTAAGGGCGATACCACCATCCTCACAGCCTTTGCGGAGTGGCGCAGACTTAAAGAAATCAAGGAAGCCGAGGACGACTTATTCCAGCAGCTTGTTGAGCGTTACGGCAAGGACAAGGCTGAGTTTGAGTGGAAGGACATCCAAGCCATCAAAGAGCGCCAGATAAAGGAAGTCAAGGACGGGCGTGACGAGATGGGGCGTGACCTAAAGAAACTCCGAGAACTCAAGGTTATGTGCTTCATAGCCTCGCTAATCATAGTCACCACTTACTACATCTTCAAAGGACACCTGTAATGCTATCCCTAATATCTTCCGCTATCGGCTTTTTTGCCTCTGGTCTACCCCAAGTCCTAAACTTCTTCCAAGACAAGGCTGACAAGGCTCAGGAATTGAAGTTAGCGCAGATGCAGACCGAGCGTGAGTTAGCCCTTGCAGAACGCGGTTTCCTAGCCCAACAGAGGGTCGAGGAGATTAGGACTGACCAGATTGCCCTTCAGACCGACGCAGACCGCCAGAGCGCCGCTTTAGACCACGACAAGGCTATCATGGCTCGGGCTTCCAATTGGGTCGTAAACTTAAACGGCATAGTGCGCCCTGCGGTCACCTTTATATTCGTCCTAGAGTTAGTGATGATTAACATCGCGCTGACCTACTTCTTGCTAAAAGGCGGTCTTGGAGACATGAGCGTGGAACAGTTTATCGCCGCCACGGACGTAATCTTCTCCGAAGACGAGATGGCCCTGCTCTCTGGGATTATTGCTTTCTGGTTTGGGAGCCGCCAATGGGGTAAGAAGTGAAGGTCAGCAAGGAAGCGATAGAGGGGATTAAGAAAGACGAGGGGGTAAGGACAAAACCTTACCGCTGCCCAGCCCTGCTTTGGACTGTTGGAGTTGGACACGTTATCGACCAGAACCACATAAGGGTAAAGTTTGATGACCGCAAAAATCTACCAATTCCCGACGGATGGGACAGAGTTCTTAGCATGGCAGAAGTTGATGCTCTCTTGGCTCAAGACTTGGCTACATTCGAACGAGGTGTTCTGCGCCTCTGTCCAAGTGGACTTACTCAAGGCCGCTTTGACGCTTTGGTTTCCTTCTCCTTCAACGTCGGGCTTGGCAACCTCCAAAGGTCAACCATCCGCATGAAGCACAATCGTGGAGACTTTGAGGGCGCGGCTGAGTCCTTCATGGCGTGGACTAAAGCGGGTGGGAAAGAGCTGCCTGGCTTAGTTAAACGTCGGAAGCACGAACGCGCTCTCTATGAATCTGAGTAATTCTTTCCTTTAGTTCCTCGGCTATTGTCAAATTGTGCTTGGCCTCAAACTGGTCAAGCCACTTCCTCCTCGCTTCCCTTGTTGGGAGCGTCAACACATACCTTGCCAGCCCTTCTATCTTCGCCTCATGTTCGCTCATCACGATTTGATAGAACTCCTCTTTGGTGGCGGTAAAGGTTCCTCTGTTAACCAGACCTAGCAAATGTTTTATGCAACGCTTTTCTGGCGGTGGTGACGGCTCTGACTGCGTCAGATTTTCGAACAAATCTCCCAAGATAATACCTCTTATAGTTGGCACAAACGTGTGCCTCGTAAAACTTTTCCTTCCTCTTGTAGACCCCCTTCACATTAGACTTGGTTTTCTCCCTCAACTTGGAGTTCCACCTGTTTTCCATCTGCGTGGCAACCCTGAGATTGCTTAGTCTATTGTCGGCAAACTTGCAGTTCTTATGGTCAACGGTCTCAGGCCACCACCCGTGGTGATAAGCCCAGATAATCCTGTGAGCAAAGTAAGGCTTTTTGAATATAGCAATCTTGCGATAACCGCGAGGGGTTATGTGTCCTGCGATTGTATTGGCGTACCTAGCGTTCCACATGACATACGCGGAATACTTGGCGAAAGCCTCAATGGGTCGAGGCTTCCACACAAGTTCTCCTTTCCTGTAAACAAACAGGGCGCGTAGCTGTTGCTTGCTTAGAATGGCGGGTCGTCCTCTAAGGC